TCAGATGGTACCTAGAAAACTATAATGACAAGGTATTAATCATTGTGCCAACCACATCGTTGGTTGAACAGATGAACTCTGATTTCTGGGAATATGGTTTTGATGTGGACAAAGAGGTTCATAAGATCTACTCTGGTAAGGATAAAGATACAGATAAACGTGTCATTGTAAGTACATGGCAGTCCATATATAAACTACCGAAAGTTTGGTTTGAACAATTTGGTGCTGTATTTGGTGACGAGTGTCATGGATTTAAGTCCAAGTCCTTGATGAATATAATGAATAAAGCCACCAATGCTGAGTTTAGGTTCGGCACAACAGGCACATTGGATGGTTCACAGACACACGAGTTGGTTCTACAAGGTTTGTTCGGTAAGGTATATCGTGTCACCACAACAAAGAAACTACAGGATAATGATACACTGGCCAAACTAGAGATAAAAAGGCTTGTGCTTGAGTATGACGAAAAGGTTCGAAGGGATTTTGGCAAACAAACATATCAGGATGAAATTGACTTTATAGTATCACACGAGAAAAGAAATAAATTTATTAAAAATCTCGCGCTCGATCTAAAAGGTAATACTTTGATCCTATATAATTATGTTGAAAAACATGGTAAACCATTATTTAATTTAATCAGAGGTGATGCAGATGAAAACCGTAAAATCTTTTTTGTGTCTGGTGATGTCGCTACCTCCGACCGTGAAGCAATACGAGGAATTGTGGAAAAACAAGGGTCGGCTATTATTGTAGCTTCTCTAGGTACATTTTCTACAGGGATAAATATTAGGAACCTACACAATATTGTCTTTGCATCACCCAGTAAATCACAGATTAGAGTTTTGCAAAGCATTGGTAGAGGTTTAAGAAAAAGTGATGATGGTTCTGCTACAACATTATATGACATATCCGATGATATAAGTTGGAAGAAACGAAAGAACTATTCACTGATACATGCATGGGAACGGCTAAAAATATATCAGAATGAACAATTTGACTATAAAACCATAAAGGTAAATATATGAATCTTCGGCAATTCAAGTTAGTAAATGATGACGAACTTATCTGTGAACTAGTTCAGTACAGTGATGATGAAACTGAGATACTAGTCCGCAGGGTTCTTAAGATAATCACGGCTGACGACTATGAAAGCAACGTGAGGTACTATTCATTCAAACCTTGGATATCATTTCAGGATGATATAAATGATTTAACTGTCATAAACGCGATGCATGTTTTAACAGAGGTAGTACCATCTGAGTCTTTGAAAAAACATTATGGTGTTGCCGTTGGTGACATACAAAAACAAGAAGCTCTTTCTAGAAAAAACATCGATCTGGACTCTATCCTTGAGAGAACAGAACATATGTCTGACAACGAGATGCGAAAATATATCCAAAGTCTGATTGATGATGAACAGACAATAAAAGATTCTGGTGATACAAACGTGATAGCATTCACGCCAAAGGGTACTGTGCATTAGGTATACCTTCCTTCCTTCCCGGTATTAACCTTATTATATCACAAGTAGCGAATCTTGTAAACAAAAGTTTTTAGCTTTTATTTGATAATTTATTGTTTTACAATAGTAAATAGATGTGATATAATACTACATAATGAAAGGAATTTGAAATGGCAAAAAGTAAAAGAGCAAGTGCACATTACGTGAACAATGCTGACTTTTCGCAAGCAGTTGTGGATTATGTAGAAGAACTGCAAGAGGCCAAAAAAAACAATCAACAACTCCCTATCGTACCAGACTATATTGCCAGCTGTTTCCTACGAATAGCTGAGGGTTTGTCTCACAAATCTAATTTTATTCGCTATACATATCGCGAAGAGATGGTGATGGATGCAGTTGAAAACTGTTTGAAGGCTATTGAGAACTACAATCTAGAGGCCGCAACTCGTACAGGTAAACCAAATGCTTTTGCATACTTTACACAGATTACCTGGTACGCGTTCCTCAGACGAATTGCAAAAGAAAAGAAACAGCAGGAAATTAAGTTAAAATATCTAACCAAATCTGACATTGGTGCATTCATTGACAATGAACTTGGTGATGACATGTCTAACCAGGTGGTTGGGGCATTCGTGGATACATTAAGAGATAGAATAGACAAGGTCAAGAGTTTTGACACTGAGGTAAAAGAATTTGCAAAAGAGGAAAAGAAAAGAAAAAGAACACGAATTGCAGATTCAGATCTTGAGGAGTTTATGACTTGAAAATTGCTATCTTAAATGATACCCATTGTGGTATTAGAAACTCTGCTGAGATCTTTCTGAACAATGCAGCAGATTTTTACACAAATGTTTTCTTTCCAGAATGTGAAAAACAAGGTGTACAACAAATTGTACATCTGGGTGACTACTATGACCATCGTAAGTTTGTAAACTTTAAAGCCTTAAATCACAATCGCAAAGTTTTCCTGGAACCTATGCGTAAGGCTGGTATGCGAATGGACATCATTCCAGGTAACCATGACACGTACTACAAGAACACGAACGATCTGAATTCATTGAAGGAACTTCTTGGTTACTATATGAATGAGGTCCACATCATCATGGAACCAACCGTGATGGAATATGGTTCACTTAAGATGGCTATGGTTCCATGGATAAACTCAGAGAACTATGAAAGCACAATGAAGTTTATACAAGAGTGTAAGGCTGATTGGCTTGGTGCCCATCTGGAACTCGGTGGTTTTGAGATGATGCGTGGTGTAAAGAACGCGCATGGTATGGATCATAAACTTTTCAAGAAGTTTGAACTGGTCATGACAGGACATTTTCATTGTGGGTCAAGACAGGACAACATATGGTATCTTGGCTCACAGATGGAATTTTTCTGGTCAGATGCACACGATCCAAAATACTTCCATATTGTGGACACAGAGACAAGAGAAGTAGAAAGAATTAGAAATCCATACACTTTGTTTGAAAAAATTGTTTACAATGATGAAGAAATGGATTATAATACTTATGACCTATCAAACATTGATAAGAAATTCGTCAAGGTTGTTGTGGTCAATAAAAAGGATTCATTCTTATTTGATAGATTCATTGATAGGATCCAGAGTCATGATATTCATGAACTTAAGATTGCAGAAAATTTCAACGAGTTTCTTGGTGAGAATGTAGAGGATGAGGAAATAAAGTTTGACGACACTGAGGCTATAGTCAACACCTACATTGATGCTGTGGATACAGACCTTGATAAGGATAAGATTAAGTCACAGGTTCGCGAACTTATGGTAGAAGCACAGGCACTTGAAATCGCATGATATTATTTAAGACTGCTAGGTGGAAAAACTTTCTATCCACCGGCGACAAGTTTACTGAAATTAATCTAAACAAAGATGAAACCACACTAATTGTAGGTCACAATGGTGCTGGTAAGTCTACCATTCTAGATGCAATATCATTTGCTCTGTTTGGTAAACCACATAGAAATATCAACAAGCCACAACTTATTAATTCCATCAATAATAAGAATTGTCTTGTTGAGGTAGAGTTCCAGATCGGACAAGGCTCTTTTAAGGTTGTCCGTGGTATCAAACCAAATGTGTTTGAGATTTGGAAAAACGGCACGATGATTAACCAGTCATCTCATGCCAAAGAATACCAAAGGATCCTCGAACAAAACATCCTGAAACTCAACCATAAGAGTTTCCATCAGGTAGTAGTGCTCGGCTCCTCATCCTTTATCCCGTTCATGCAACTACCTTCTGGACATCGTAGGGATGTTATCGAGGATCTTTTGGATATCAACGTGTTCTCAAAGATGAACATGTTGTTACGTGAAAAGACTAATTCTCTTAAAGAACAAATAAAAGACATAAACTATAATATTGACATACAGAAAAATAAAATTGAAACACAGACAAAATACATTCGTGATATTACAGCATTAACCGAAGAGAATAAAAAGGAATATGAATCTAGGATACAAGAATCGAAGAATAGCATCGATGCGTTACAGGCTGAGAATAGTGAGCTTAGCATGGGTCTCGAAGAATCTATACGCGAAGCC